TTATGTTCTCAGCCACCAGTTCATGACAACGTCCGAACTGGGCTTTTCTTCTACCAACGCCGTGATGGTCCCGGACCCGGTGTAGACCAGGCCCGCGTTGATCTTGTCCATCGAATCGGCGAGGATCACATCGGTGGCGAACACGCCGGTCTTGTTGGTCGAGCCGAGGCTCAAGAACATGCTGTTGGCGGTCAGGGTCGGTGCGACCGAGATCTTCTTCGAGGGGTACACGGTCTGCTTGTAGGCAAAGCCCTGGGCTTGCTCATCCGTGGAGGCGGTCGTCCAGCTGTCCACGTAAAAGGTGGCGTAATACTCCCACGGCAGGGCAACGTAGAGGACTTTGTTCTGCACTGGGTTGGCACTGGTGCCGGACAGCGTGCTATCGACCGTGGTTTTGTTGGCACCTGATTCAATGCCACTCAGCTTGGAATACTGGGTCGAGCTCATCAGGCCATTGCTGGAGGCCGAGGCCAGGCCGTAGGTCGTATTGGAACTCGGGATGCCCAGGTTGGTGATGTCGCTTTTCTGCACAGCAGAAACAGCGATGACGTGCCCCAGGCTGTCCACGGTGATTTTGTACAGGCCGCTGGCCCGGGCGGTATGCGTGGGGTGAGTGTACTTGTTCGCGCCCTCATCAATGCCTTTCAGCTTTGTCACGGCGCTGGGCGGCATTAGGCCAGCGGTCGTTTCCGTGGCCTCGGGAATCGTAACGGATTCACTAGCGGGTGTAACGTAAAGTACATCCTCATCCAGCGTACCGGCCTCTTTCATTGCTTCATACTCATCCTGAGATACGGCAACAACCAACTTTTTTTCAGGGGTAAAATATAATTGATTGGGGTCGATCTGGTTATTCTTTTTCGCATCTGCATACTGCTCCGCGGTAAGAATGTTCATTGTGAATTCGCCAATCGTTTCTGTAGTCTTTGCCAAAATCTCACCCCTTTACGTAATTGGTATCAGTGCTAAACAAGTTTGCAATGTCACTCTGTTCTACCCAAATACCGCTTACTTTTTTGTAGACCTTGGATACGTTCACCCAGCTGCCATTTACCTTAGTGCTCAGCACAGGGCCAGAAGATCCGCCGCCAGTGTAGTCTACAGTCAGATCAGCACCGTAAAAACGCAAAGTATGGCTGTTGTTTGCGGATAGCGAGCCGCGTGTACAGGTAATCAGCAAGATAAGATCGTCCAGGCTCTCACGATCCCACCAGCCGGTATCGTTAAAAGTCTGAGCCACTGGGGATGTTCCCAACTCAATTTCGCCGCTCAACCTGGCCGTGCCGCAATACAACTGCGCAACACCGCTCAAAATATACGGTGACGCATTCGAGATTCTGGCCTTTATCTTACAAGAGATAGAATTGATTTTGGCATCTGTCGGAATCTTTGACACATCAAATTTGACTGCCAGCTTAGAAACCGCACCACCACCTTTGTTCAGGTTTAGCACCGCAAAGGTGTCACTGCTTGAACTGGTAAGGCCATTTGAAAGCGGATAAGACGTGTCTACAGAAATATACGATGAGCGTTGACCATCGTATCCTGCAGGAACCAATGTTACACTTGCCATACATTAGCCCCCAGTCTGCAAATACAAATCGCCATTGCTGCCGGTCGAAGAACTGGGCTCGGAACTACCGGTGTAATACCTCTGGATCACCACAGAACCAGGCACACCGAAAATGGTCTTGCCGGATAGAATATTGCTTCCAACAAGATTGCTGTCACCCTTGATCGTCTGAGTTCCGCTCAAATACTGTCCGGAACCAATCGTCTGATCGGAGGTTCCCGGAGTGTAGGTCTGGGCGGATTTCTTGGTGACTTTGCTTCCAATGTAGGTAGAAGAAACGGCGCCGACCGTAACCTTAGTCAAACCGTCGTAACCAGTATCAGGGGTTACGGTTTGCTGGCTCTCGGTTGGCACGACTGATTTCTCTTGCATCTGTGCGGCACCGGCACCCGCGAAAATACTTACTTTTTCGCTTCCTAAGTAAACGGGCATATTCTCACCACCTGCAAATTTTAATCGTTGTCTGCGCTTCGGGTGTGGCCCAGCTGCCATCGCCGCACAGGTACTTCTTTTCGTCCCCGGCAGCGGGTGGCGGTACCAGGCCGGATGTGCCCGCGCCCTCGGCACTGGCCCCGGTGAACACATCCGGGGGCGTATATTCGCCCTCGATCTGTTCCCCGGCCGCATTGTGGGCGGTGTGTCCGGCCAGCAGGGTGGCCCTGGTCACGGTGTCCCCGGTCAGGTCCAGCAGGGTCTCACTGCCCAGCATCACCTTGTTCACCGCCATGGTTAGCCCCCCACCGTCAGGGTCTGGCCGCCGGCGGCATTGTCCACGTAATTGGTCGGGATGGCCGCCACCGTGACCTGCGACAGGCAGTTGTAGTCTCTGTCGGGCAGGACGGTCTGCTGCTCAAAGGTCGGGGTCACGCTCTTAGCCTGGGGCTTCATGCCCTCAGAGGAGGACATGGAACCCTCCACGCCCAGGATGGTGACACCCTCGCGGATGTTGGCAGGCACCAGCTTGGCCTGCTCGGTCTCATCGATTTCAGCGCTGCCGCTGCCATCGTGGAAGCCCATGGGGATGGTGTACTTGCCGTCCTTTTGGGTGATTTTCCCGGCTACGGCCCCGTTGTTGGGCATCGTGCCGGTCAGCTTGGCACCGCGGGCGTAGGCGGTCTTGCCCTCCAGCATCTCGGCCACGGCGGCGGTGGCATCTGAAGAGTCCACGTCCTTGGTGTTGGTGCCGGTGATGGGCGCGCCGGTCTTATCGTGGGCAGTAATGCCCTTGGCCAGCTTGTCCGGGGTCACGCTGTCGGCGGTCAGGTCGAGCTTGACCTCTTTGCCGATGATGACTTTGTTTACATATTGGTTAGCCATTGAAATATTCATCTCCCATAATCAGGGTCACGCCGCCGCAATCGTTGGAGACCTCGTACCGGGGAATCTTTCGCACGGTCACATCGTCCGGCATCAGCTTGTCTTTGGTTTCCAGGCGGGTCTCCTCGTAGGTGCGCGGGGTCACGGTGGTCTCGCCCTTGTACTGCGGCGCGGTGGATAAAATGGTGGTCTGCCCCAGGTCGGCGGCCAGATCGGCATCGGTGCCAAACTCCACCACAAAGGCGGAGGGTGCGGCAAACTGTACGTCTAACGTCATGTAAGCACACCATCTTTCAGAATCTGGCTGACCGGCACACGGAACACCTGTGAAGCCATGCGGGCAGATCCAACGCCAACGCGCAACTGAATTTGCAATTCCGTGTCCCCGCGAAGCTGCAGCGTTTCCTCCTCGGTCAATGTGCAGGAAAGTACATTACCGGACATCGTCACGTCCGGCAGGCCGCGCTCAAACAGCAGTTCGCCGCCCTGTTTGAACGCAACGGACAGCATTGAGATGGTCTCGCACTCGATGGGCAGCGTAAAGGTAAAGGTCGGGGTCGTACCGCGATACATATCACACCACCTCGAACCACTCGGTATCGGTCAGCGCCGGGGCCGCGCCGTCCTGCAGGGCCACGTACAGTTTGTCGCCGTCGGTGTAGTAGTAGCCGGTGCAGACGGTCATGCCGTCCACCCAGTACAGCGGGCGGTCGTTGGTTCCGTAGGCGTTTGGGTCTTCCTGCAGTTCCCACGCAAACCCCGCCGTGCCGCTGTAGGTCGGCACCCACTTGTAGCCCAGCTTCGGGGGCATGGTGGGCTTGGCCTCGGTGGGGATCTCGGCCAACATCAGGGAGAGTTTGGTCGCATCGTCCAGCACAATGGTGCTCGCCTCGATCTCCGCCTGCTGCCGCTCGGCCAGTTCGGCCACGGTGTAGCGGTGGTACAGCTGGCAGTCCTCGTACACATCGTAGCCGGAGATGATGTGCTCAAGGCCTTTGGGGTCGTCCTCGGTGACAGTGCCCTGCATCACTTCCCGGCTCTCCGGCACATGCTCGGCAACCCGCCTGGCGGTGTAGAGATAACCAGCGGACAAGTCGGGAGAGGTCAGTTCCTCGTTGGTGATTTCATCGTAGATTTTCATTTTGTACCTCGTTATTTGTAGACGTAAATTTCTACAGTTAAGGACAGACTGTTGGCATGGAAGTCATACTGTGTATATGTCCCCTTCAGGGTTAAAACCGAGTTGGAAAAACCGGTAATTTCCAAATTCGTGAAACTACGGCTTTGCTTTTCGGCAGGGCTGGAAGTAAAACCGGAAATACGAACGAAAAAGTCCTCCGCCTTTTTTCCTGCCACATTAAATTCTGAAAGGTCATACGTCTGAAACGAGCTTGTGGCGGTACTGCTGCCGTTAATAGGTGTAAATGTAACGGTCGTAAGCAGCTGCAATTTTTTGCCGCCCGGTGTTCTCGGTGACATTCCCATAAAATCACTCGCTTCCATTAAGTTGTAAGTATAATCAATGTTGCAGATGCTGTAGAATAATAATCCATGTACTGACTGGGGATACTGATGACATCTCCTGCACTTAATTTTTTTTCAAGGTCAAAACCGTTGTTAATAAAAGGACCGAAAATTGTAGCATCGTTGCATTTCAAATAAGCCTTATAGGCGGAATCTCGTGCCTGCACCCAGCCAATAAGCCGATATGTACCCGCTTTTTTAATATGGATTTCAAAAGCGCCATCTGAAGCGGTTGCCAATTTCTCGTTACAGTAAAGTGCCTTAATGCTTGCCGACCCTGTTCCGTATTCATAGATTTGTGCAAGCATTTTCCCTTTTGCGTTCTCACCCGGAATCCTCGGTGCCACACCCATCAGCAGCCACCCCGCGCAGCACATGCCGCAGATTTCTTACGGGGGGGGGTAAAACTACATACAAACGAATGTTTCATGCTAAACCTCCATCAACTTTGAATGACCCACCGCGCCCGGATTTCGGCGGTGGGCTTTTCTTTTACCTTAACCAGCACTGAATTGTACGCCGTGACCGTCACGCCGTCGTTGATGATGTCCTGCACCTCGTCCAGCACATCATCGGTAGCGGGCACCCCGGTCTTGTCGTAGCCAATGCCGGACAAAAACTCGCTGGCAGCCGTCACCACCGGCGCATGGCTATTTGCGCAGGTCAGCGTAGCCGTCTGCTGGTACAGCAGACCTTTGGCCTGGTCGGCGCTGCTGCAAGCCGTCCACCCGTTCAGCGTAAGCCTGGCATAATAGATGTTGGAAAACTTGTCAATTGCCTTAAAAATATCGGTCTGCCGCCCCTGCGGGTCATAGGTCGCTCGCATCATGGCCGAGGTTCCGGCGTTCAGCTGGTTCAGTTCGGCTTCGATTTTCTGCAAAAACGCTTCAAAGGCGGTTTCCATCACGCTGGTGTCTACCGCGTCGATGGTATCCCGCATCAGGCCGCAGACGCTGCCATCCAGCCGCAGGTCTACCACGTTGTCGGCGCTGATCTTAGTAGCGCCGGTTGGCCGGGTCACCCGGTACAGGAAGATCTCGTCATAGTCGTCACTGCGCCGCAGGCTGGGCAGCGTGGGGCTGGCCGAGGCCGTACCCTTGCGCACTTCCAGACCTGCGGTGTTGGCGTTTTTGTCGTACACCAGGGCAATGGCATCCCAACGGGGATTCACGCCGTCGGCATCCTCAAAGGTCAGGGTCACATCGCCCTGGCTGAACGGGAACGCCGCCCACTGATCGCTCACGTGGATGCAGCCCACGCCCTTGCCCACAGTGACCGTATTGTTGCCGTTGGTTTTGGCGGCAAAGCTGTCGGCGTTCAGCACGCCGCGGCTGCGGGCCGCATAGGCTGCGCCCAGCGCCACGCTGGTATACTGCTTATTGTCCAGCGGCCAGCAGATAAGCTCGGTCAAAGTACATCACTCCTTTTTAAAGGTAAAGTTGTCAAACACAGGGCAAAGGCTGCGCCCGGTGCTTTCGTAGATGATCTTGATGCTGGCCACCCGTGCGGTGGCTTCCAGGCCGATCTCCTCCACCCGCACCGGCACAATATCGCCCAGGGCGTAGTCCTGGCCGTAGATCATCTGGCTGTCGGCGGCGGTACATTTCAGCTGCCGGGTCCCCAGGTGATTGGCCAGAGCTGCGCGGGCATAGTTCTGCACGGCGGTCTGGTATTCGGTTTCGGTGTAGGTTTTCTCGGTGGTGCTGCCGTCCGCGTTCTGCACGGTGTATTTGTGCTTTACGCTGCTGCCGTCCACCCACAGCTCGTGCCGGGCATTGCCGGCGGCTGTGATGTCCCCTACCTCGCAAAAATACCGGGTAAAGCTGTCCCCCTCGCTAGGTTCCTCGCCGCCGCACAGCACCACATTGGCGTAGTCGCTGGCATCCTCGGTATAGGTAGGGCTGGAAAGGTTCTGCATCCGGGTCGAAAAGTAGCCCATGTACAAATCGCTCCCCGGTGCGCTGCGGTCCTTGCCCTGCAAAAGTTCCAGCGTTTCACTGCCGGTGGCCGGGTCAAAGGCGCAGCGCAGGCCAAACCCGCCGGTCTCGGCCAGCTGGGTCATGGCATCCAGGCAGGTCACCCATTCAAGGTCCACTGCCCCACAGGGGGCAGCAAAATCAGCGGCATCCGGCAAGGCCACTTCCAGCTCGCGCAGGTTAGCACGGCACAGGTCCAGCAGCCCTGCGGCTGCATCGGTCACAGTGGTCTTGCCCTTGGCTATCCGCTGGACAAACCGCTGCAGGGTAAACTTACCCCGCACGGTCAGCTTGCGGGCATCGCTGTCCAGTTCCGTGGCTACGATCAGCGCGGCCAGGCCGGGGGTGTCCGGGTTGTACAACACGGCCCCCTGCACCAGCATGGCGCGGTTGGCGGCAGTGGCGCCGCACACCAGCTTGATCTCGCCCACATCGGCAAAGGCCGGGGCCCACTGCAGGCTGTTGGCGCTGTCCACCATGCCTACGCGCTCCCCGTTCTGGTACACATACAGGCGTAAAGCGTCAGACACCGGCCGCCACCCCCTTAGGTGCCGTCACCGTGGCAGTCAGATTCTCGCGGCCCTCGTCAGCGGTCAGGCGCAGCACATTGTCGCCGGGGTCCAGCGTCATCCACAGGTCGCTGTCGTAGTCCAGCCAGCGGAACCCGTTTACCTCAGTACCATCGCTCTGGCGGTAGGTGCAGCCACGGGAACCATCCACCGTGGAGATGATGGCCGATTCACCGGGCAGCATTTCCTTGTTCAGTTTCAGGTAGCTGCGCTTGCCGTTGTGCCACAGCATCGGGTTCTTCACGCGGGCCGCAGCGGTCAGGGTCAGCACAAACTCGGTCTCGGTGCTGCCGCTGTTCACCACGGTAGTGTACACATCTTTTTTGTATTTGCTGATGTACCAGCTGCCGGTGGTCGAGACAGGGGTCGGGAACCAGCTGCCCTCCAGGCCGCCCAGCATGGTGGCTGCCGTTTCCACGGTGCGCCAGTATGGGTACGCTGCTTTCAGTTTAAACTGAAAGTTCAAAAGGTGTTCCCCGCCGCTCACATCCGGGGTATGGGCGGGCAGCACATCCAGATACCAGGTGGTATCGCCAACGGTTTTCAGCCAGCGGGCGGCCTCTTTGGGGCGGATGAGCCGCTTCAGCAGCGCCTCGTTGGCATCCAGGTCCCGCAGGATGCTGCCGGTCACGGTCAGGCTGCGGCTGCCTACGGATTGCCCCGTGATGGTCTTGCCGGTTTGCCCGGTGGATTGCTGCTCGGTCATTTCCACGTCCAGGCCGTCATCGCCGGTCAGGTTCGTGATCCAGAGATCGCTGTCCACGGCAAAGCGGATGGTGCTGCCGTCCGCCGCCTGAAAAGCATATACAGGCACGGTCCTTGCCATGCGCACCTCCTTACGGGATAGCCCATTTCAAACGCTGGGCCATGGATTCCGCCTCCCGCGTCAGTTCCGATTCGGACAGGCTGTCGTGAGTGTGGAACTCGTTGTTCAGGTTTACGGTCATACCGCCCGGCTGCCAGGTATCGGCAGTGTTGCCAAAGCGGTTGTTGCTGCGCAGTGTACCGGCCACAGCTACCTGCATCGGCTCGGCCGTCGCGCCCGAAAGCCTCTCCGCCGCATCCTCGACCATCCACAGGTTGTCGGTAATGCCGCGGGAAAGCCCGGCCATAAAATCAGGCATCCACTGCTCATACATCCGTAGCGGGCCGATGTCCGGGCGGGAAAAGTGCATGTAGGAGGCAATCGCCGAGGCTACGTTTTTCACGGCCCCGACTACAGCCCCGATGGAGCCGGTAATGCCCTTGACCAGCCCCATGATCATATCCTTGCCCCAGCCGATAAACTTAGCGGGCAGGCTCTTGATGTAGCTGATGCCGCCCTGCATTACCGAGGTGAAGCCGGATTTCAGTGCGCCGCCCATGCCCTGGATGCCGCTGCCCAGCAGCTTGATGACGTTGCCGCCCAGTTCGATCCAGTTAAAGGCGGTAATGACATTGGCAACCGCCAGCAAAATTTGCGGAATGTTCGCCACCAGCGTGGGCACAGCCTGGATCAGGCCCTGCCCCAGCATGATGATCAGCTTTACCCCCGCTTCCAGCAGCTTGGGCGCGTTGTCGTTGATGATGCCTGCAATATCGGTCACAATGCCGGGTATGTAGGTGATCATGGTCGGCAGGCCGTTGATAAGCCCCTGCGCCATGTTCAAGATGAACTGGATGCCGGTGTCTACCAGTTGGCCCGCATTGGCGCGCAGCCCGCTGGCCAGGTTGGCCGCAATGGGCAGCGCCTGTGCCAGCAATTGCGGGATGCCCGTAACCATTCCTTGCCCCAGCTGGGTCATCAGGTCGATGCCGCTTTGCAGCAGCTGCGGCCCTACGTTGGTGGTCAGGTCGGTGAAAATGCTGCCCAGCCCCTCGGCCAGACCGGTAAAGCCGCCGCTGGTAAAGCCATCCGTAAGGGTCTGCAGGTAGCCGCTGGCCAGGCTCACAGCTGCGCCCAGCTTGCCGCTGACCGAATCAAACAGCGCAATGCCCAGGTTGGCAGCGTTGGTTTTCAGGCTCTCCATCCGGTGGGCCATCGTGTCGGTCATGGTGGTGTAAGCAGTCTCGGTCGCACCGCTGCTGTCCACCATCTGGCCCAGTACATCGTTGAACTTCTCCGCGCCGGAGTTCGCCAGCGAGAGTGCACCCGTACCGGCTTCCACGCTGGACCACAGCGCCGCAAACTTGGTGGCATCGCCGCCCACGCTGTCATACAGCACCTGCAGCACGTCGCCCAGGCTCTGGCCGCTATCCATCAGTTCAGCAAAGCCCTGGCCGGTCTCTTTCTGCAGGATCTTGCCCACGGTCGAGCCGGTGTCGCCCAGCTCGTTCAGCATGGACTTGGTATAGGTGGTGGCCTCGGCGGTAGCAATACCGTTGGCCGTCATAATGGCCAGGCCGCTGGACAGGTTTTCCACGTTCACCTTGTAGGCTGCCGCCAGCGGGATGACCCGGCCCATGCTGGCCGAAAGTTCGTCTACGCTGGTTTTGCCCAGGTTCTGGGTGGTCAGCAGCACGTCCGAAACATGGGTCGCTTTGTCGGCACCCAGGCCGTAGGCGTTCAACGCTGTGGTCAGGATGTCGACCGCCGAGGAACTACTGGTAAAGCCCGCAGCGGCCAGCTTAGCCGCCTGCCCGGCAAAGGCCACGGCATCCCCTGTGTCCTGCCCGGCGCTGATAGCCTGGTAGGTGGCCTCGGCCAGGTCACCCGCCGCAATGCCCATCGTGCCGGAAAGGTCAGTGATCTGGCCTTTCAAATCCTCGATAGAGACCTTGGAGGTATCGGCGATTGTGCCAACCTTGGCGACCTCTGTCTCATAGGCGCTGCCCTCGGTAAAGGCAGCCTGCAGCATCTTGCCGATGCCCGCCGCCGCAAGGATCTTGCCCACTGCGCCGATCAGGCTCTTGCCCAGGCTCTGCCCGGCAGTAGCACCCGCAGCGGTTACTTCCCCGCCCAGCGCTTCACTGATCTTGCCGCCGATGCCGGTGGCCGAGGGGATGATCTCAACATAGGCTTTCGCCAGTTCGGTTTTGCTTGCCATGGCATCAGCCTCCCTTCAAAATTTCTGCTTTGGCCGCTTCAAACTCGGCAGCCGTGGCAAAGCCGGTCACCTTGCGGCGGTGAGCCGTGCCCAACAGGGTATCCAGCACCGGGGCAGGGCGGTTGCGGCCATGCTGGGCGTCTTCGGTCTTGCTCCACACCAGCAGCTGCAAACTGTCAGCCATCGCGCCCAGCAGCAGCGTGTCGGTCGTTATCGGGGCATGGTTCAGCGCCATGCAGGTGCGGCTTGTCTCCCGCAGGCCCCCGGCCAGGGTGGCCGCCAGCGGCAGCCCCAGGGCGCGCCAGTCCAGTACATGGTAGGTTTCCGCCATGTCGCACACCAGCTCGTCCGGGGCCAGCGCTGCCATCCGGGCCAGGGTCAGGAGTTTTTTCCCGCTTTGTAATCCAGCAGGATCTGCACAAAGTCGTTGGCGACAGCCTCGCCATCGACAATGCCGTCCTCATCGCGGTGGAGGTCGTACAGCTTTTTCTTCAGGTCTTTGCCCAGCAGCAGGTTCAGCGCATCGCTCAAACCGGCATCGCTGCCGCGCTCCACTTCCACCAGCGCGTCCAGCAGTTCCATGTTGTGGATGCGCTTTTCCGGGATGGCGTAAACAAAGCCGCTTTTTGTCTTGCCGGTGATCATGCCGTTTTCTCCTTGATGTACTCGTAGTGGGTGTTGCCGTCCGTGTCCGGCGTGGCGGTGATGGTAATGTCATACCCCAGCGCTTCCTCATCGGCGTAGACGATATCGTCCATCTCGGTGATCTTGGCCTTGGGCACGACCACGCGCTTCAGCACGCCGTTCAGGATCAGCTCCACCACCCAGGCCTTGTCCTCGGCAGCGCTGCTGTTGGCCTTAACGGTCAGCCCGGCCTGGACGGTGCCGGTCACGTTGTCATCACCGTATACGGTTTTCAGCACATCGGGGTTCAGTGCTTCCAGCAGCTTGAACTGGAAAGTGTCGTCCTTCTCTTTCTGGTAGGTGTACACGGTATCGCCGCCCCAGGCCTTGATCTTGTCACCGTCCGGGCTGTTCGCGTTGGTCAGGCCGTCCTCGCTGATATAGCCCAGGCACACAAATGCTTCATCCAAAGCGGTGGTGGCATCGGTGGGCAGCGTAGTGCCAACAGGCGCACGGTACACTGCGCCGCCGATCTTGGGCTTACTGGTGGTTACATTTTTGGTGTCTGCCATTACAGGCTCCTTTCCCGTGTCCAGTGTGGACACGCGGTTATTCGTAATAAGTCACCGCAAAAACCGCCTGGTAGCGGTATTTTTTGGTTTCGGTATCGGTAAAATTGTAATCGCGCTCCAGCTTGCAGGCCCCCACCTGGTCAAGCGTGGGCAAAGCCAGCATGGCTTCGATCACGGCATCGTCCAATTGTGCTGCCTGTAACAACGTGGGCGCGTAACTCTGCACGGCCAGGCTCATGCGGCGGATATGGTCATGCCGCTCAGCCCCGGTGCGCTCCAATACAACAAAAGTGCCGGAGGCTCCCTCCGGCACTTCCATCGTCACAGGAACACCCAGCCGGTCGCGCAGATAATCCAAAACAGTCGTTTCGATCATCGCAAAGCCTTTTCTATGGTGTTGTTGTGGTAGTTGTCGCGGCGGGCCTCAGCAGTCTGGGGATACACGGTGGCAATGGCGCGGGTCTCTTTCTGCATGCTGTCCACAGCGTAGCCTGCACCGCAGCGGGCGGCAATCTCCTCGGCATGCTCGGTGCAGATGGCCTGCATCTCCTTGCTTTTCAAAAGCCGCCGCACCCCGGCGCTGTTCAGCTTGATTTTTACCTTAGCCATACCGTTCCACCTTTACCTGTTTGTTCCATGCCAGCGGTACAAGGCTTTCCATGCCCTGCACCACATCGCCGTAGGTGCGGAACTTCTGCCCGAAAAACTCCACGGTCACGTTGTGCCAATCATGGCTATCCCCTTTTGGCAGGGCCAGCGTGTAGGCCAGCCGCCTGCCAGTCAGGGTCAGTTCGTTCACGATGGCAGCGGTGTCCGGGGCACCAACCAGCACATTGTGCACGGTCACGGGCACTTCTTCATACACCGGCGCATGGAAAGCATCCTCGCCGGTCTGGTGCTTCTCGTACAGCACCACATCAATCCCCCGCAGCATCGCAAAGCCCCTCCACCGGGCTGGCCGCGCCGATGCGGTTGCCCGCACCCAGCAGCTTCTTCTCCAGTTTGGAAAGGTACAACTCCCCGGCGCTGCCGCTGCTGCCCATGGTCCAGCTCTGGGTATAGCCCAGCGCTGTAGCGGACCCCTGGGTAGCGCCCATGGGGTACAGCGGGGTCTCGCCGCCGGTGCCGTCACCCAGCAGGCGGCGCACCATCCGGCAGGAGACCAGCCTTTTCACGTCCGGGTCGGCCTCCCGCCCATAGGCGTCAATGATGGCAGCCGCTTCCTCTAATAGGTAAAAGCAGCGGTTCCGTTCCTCATCACTCAGGGTGCGGAACCCGCTCTCCACGTCGTCCAGATCGGCGTATCCCATGGGGTGCCCTCCTTATCAGGCCTCGGTGCGCTTGATGTACAGGGTCTGCGGCTTGGAGACCTTGATGCCGTAGACCTTGCGGCCCTGCACGGCGCTTGCGCCGATGTACTTGCCGCTGCCGGCCAGATCCTGCAGGTGGACGGGGACCTGCCACTCCATCACGCGGTGGCACCAGTTCGGGTGGCCAGCAATGAACTCGGTGGTGGTTTTCTTGCTGGTTACGCGGGTGGTGTTCTCGTAATCCATGTTGTTGGATTCAAACACGTTGAAGCCCGCGATCTTACCGGCCACGCCCGCCTGCACCATCTCCTGAGACAGGTCGCCGCGCTTGATGAAATGCTCATCCAGCATCAGCACTTCCAGGTACTCGGGCGAGACGATCATAAAGCGGCCATCGGCGGGTACGCCCTTGCGGCTCAGCACGCGCTTGGCCTCCAGCGCCAGCTTGTAGGCGTTGGCCTCGGTAGTGGCGGTCTTGGTGGCGCTGATGGTGGCGCCGCTGGCGGCCTGCAAAGCCTCGATGGACTTCTTGTCGATGGACAGGCCCAGGCTGTAACCGGCGCTGTCCAGGCGGTCGGCCACAATGCCATCGGGCACACTGGCGGCATCAAAGCCGTCGATCAGCTCGTTCACGGCCTCATCCTGGTCGATGTTCAGCTCCAGGTAGGTAGTGGTACCGGCCTCGGGGTCGATGCCGGTGGCCTTGTTGTAGTCCTTGACAGAGACCTCGGTATCACGCACCGGGATCTTGACCTTGCCCGCCTTGGGGTCGCCCTCATAGCGGTTGTTAAAGATGTAGTTGTCACGGGTCACAAGCTGGTTGCGCAGCTTAGCGTCCACCAGCTTGCTCCAGCGTTCCTGATTTGCATGTGCCATAATTGGCTCCTTTCTGTAAAACTTACACTTTCAAGTTCGGATTCATCGACGCGAAAGCAGCCTCCACGCCGTCCACCATGCCGCCCTTGCCGCGGGCCTCGCCGCCGTCTTTCACGTTGGGGTAGCCGCCGGGAGCGGCATCAAAGGCCCAGGCCTTGCCTTTCACCAGGGCATCCAGCGCGGTCTTGATGTCGCTGGTGCGGTCCTTGCTGGCTTTCAGCGCCGCCACATCAAGCATCCCGCGGATGGCCTTTACATCGCGGCCGCGTGCATCGCGGATGGCACCGTCCAGGGCGGCATCAAAGGCAAAGCTGTCGGCCTGGTCGGTCAGCTGGCCCTGCAGCTTGGTGATCTGCCCTTTCAGGTCGGCCACGTCCACCCCCTCAAAGGCTTTCAGGCCGTCTTTGGCGGTGTTCAGCTGCTTGGTCAGGTCATCCACCTGGCCTTGCAGGCTGGCGGCCTTGGTCTTTTCGGCGGTGACGTCCCTGCCGTTTTCGCCCATAAGCCAGTCCAGCTGCTCATCGGTAATGCCGGGGATTTTGTTCTTGACTTCTTCACGTTTCATGGCTGCGTTCCTTTCCGCCTACGCTTTGTTCACGCGGGTCGCATCCGCACTGGCTGTACAGTTTTACGCCGTGCCGGGCCTATTTTTGTAATAAAATCGCCCGCCCCGGCCTCATGCAGCCCGGGTGGGCATAAAAAAACCACGGTGCGTTCGCATCGTGGTTTACATATTCAGATAAACGGCGTCATGGCCTTTACATCTTTCAACAGCTCTTTTGCTTTGGCAAGCAGGTTATTTTCAAACAGGTAGGCAATGCCGTCCGGCGTGATTTGGCATCGTTCCAGATTTGATATGCTCCTTGCTCCGCCCCATGCCGCAACAACGGTCAAGCCTGTAATATACCCCTGCGCTTGCAGGTTTTCCATAATATAGGCCCAGTAAGGTTCATTTACCCCCAACAGTGTGCTGTCATATTGAAGCATCTTTGCATCAGGGGAGCGCCCCTCCTTCAAAACCGTGTACAGATAGGCAAGGATTTTGTAGACCAAAACAAAGTAATCATCTTTTGCCATAATGTTCTCCCAAAAATTGGCATAAAGAAACCACGGTGCGGTTTGCATCGTGGTTCATAGGGCTTCAACTTCAAGAAAGCTGGATATTTAAACTGTCACACAAGTCGTTCAGCGTTTTTCCATTGAAAAACGGAGTAGTCATCACATCCGATGTTGTGGTGAAATCTTTTACAGCGGCTCCGCACCAGGCGTGGTATGTCTTTTGGTAGTTTATTACCTCTGGCATGATACCGGACGCCTTTCCGTCTACTAAAAAAGCAAAATCGTGGCAGCAATCGTCCAGTAAAGCCATCAATTCATTCTGCTTCATAGAAAATCACCGCACCGTAAATTAATTTGATTTTGGTTTGGAACCGAGAACCTCATCGAACCATTGAGACATTTCCTCGGGGGTCGGGTCTTTTCCATCCAACATATTCTCAATCCCTCCTTATACCGTAAGTATATCCGGATTTGAGGAATTTGTCAATCGTTTCATCAGCATCTTTTCCACACTCTACGTAAAATTTTGCCAAACCACTTATAGCAGTATCCCGTTCAAATTTGTCTGTCTTTGAGATGGACCATACTTTGCCTTGATTTGTAACGATTGACAGTGCACCAACTGATTCTTCTATCAGGAAAAAACGGATGTCATTCATAGAATAATAGCTTTGCCCCGGGTGATTATGGCACAGCATAACGCTTTTTTCCGGCTTGCTCCGCAGCCAATGATAAGAAGCTGCATCTGCTTCGACATTGACAGAAATCTGGTCGCCCTTCACAAATTCCAGCTTTTCCCGGGTCGTCAAATCAATCAGGCAGGCAGCCTCGTTACTGTCGTTCCACTTTTGGGCAAACCGCAGCAGTTCCTTGTGGGTTTCCTGTATAAAAAATGCCGTTTGGTCATTTGCTCCATTCGGGGCGACCAACGGCACTTTCTGTATGGCAATGTCTGTAATGGCAACTTTCTTTCCGCGGTTCTTCTGCCGCAGCGCATACGCCGCCCGCTTCTGGGCATTGATGCGCTCTTTATTCTTGGCGTAATTCACCCGGCGCATCCTGTTTATATCGCCGCCAGCGGCGTTATACTGCGCCAGATAAGCCTCCGGGTCGTACCCGGCCACGCTTGTGCGCCCGTCAAACCGGACAGCGTACTCGCAGTCACAGTTGGCGTGGATGTGCTCTGCGTGGCCGCCCTTGATGGCCGCCTGGCTGGCTCTCTGCCAGCCGCGGCTTGCCAGCGTCAGGCAAAAGGCGCAGGTATCGCCCTGGGGCACCCAGGCCCACTCGGCCCCGTCCCGCAAGGCGTTTTTCAGGGTCGTGTCGGCCCCGGCGCGCTTGACTAAGCGGCTCACTCCCTGCTGCATCTGGGGCTGGCTGGCTTTGGTAGCCTGCACCATCCGGGCTACCTCGCCATAGCTTGCCGGTTGGGCAGGCTCGGCGGCAGGCACCCCGGCTTTGGCCGCAGCGGCCAGGGCATCGTACATCTGGCAGGCCAGTTCGGCGCTGCCCTCGCCGTACTTTGTCACCAGCGCGTGGGCGTAGGCGATCAATGCATCGGTGTCCCCGGTGCCGTGGGCGGCTATGTAGTCAGCCATCAGCTGCCCGGCTTTTTTATTCAGCTTCGCCAGCTGCTGGGTGTACGCCGCCCAGGCCGTCGCCGTTATCCTCATTTTCCACCTCTAACAGTGTTTTCTGCCCCCGCACCCGCTGCTCCTGGGCCTTGATGCGCAAAATGTCCGCCTGGTCAAAACCGATCATCTCCAAAAACGTATCGGTGCTGGCAAACTCCTGCCGGGCCGTGGCGATCTTGATGGCCGCATCGGCGGTCACGGCTACGCTGGGCATCGCCGGGTTCTTGAAGTGGGCTATAACGTCCCGCTCCTCCTCGGTCAATTCATCCAGCGTCACGCTGCGGGCAATGGCCTGGGCCATCTGGGCAATGGTGCGCAGCGCGTCACCGTTGCCGGTGTTCAACTGCTGGGCCATCAGTACCAGGGTCTGGCTCTGGGCCAGGATCGCATCGCTGCTGGTGGGATTGGCATCATTGATCACGCCCACATCGGTCACGGTCAGGCCGGTGGCGGCGGCAAACTGGGTGGCGGTCATCCGCATTTTTTCCACATGGGGTGCCAGGCTGCCCTGGGCCAGCTGGCCAAACAGCGGGTTTTCTCCGGTCTCTGGGTTGCTGGTAGCGGTCAGCAGGCTGCCCACATAGGTTTTGAACTTGTCGTTCATGATGGTATCGTACTGCTCATCGGTCACGCCCAGCAGATATTTCTGGGGCGTGGTGTCGAACTCCAGCGCCACGGTGGCGTTCGCAACAATGCGGACATAATCATCGATCAGTGCGCGGATGGCCTTTTTCAGCCGGGAGCGGCCAAAGGGTTTGTCGCTGGTGGCGTTCCAGATCAGCGGCTCCATCAGAGGGCGGCCCATACGGTGCCGGTGGCGTGTGGCTCGCCACTGGTTCTGCACCATTTCCAGCACGATGACCGCCTCATCGGTGTAAAAGTTGACAAGGCGGGGCAACCAGCGCCCTTTGAACTGCTCATCCGGCACGGTGTCAATGATGGCAAGCCCGCAGTCGATGCGCCCTTTTTCGCCGCTCCACAAAGCCGCTGCTGTGACGGGGCTGTGGAAACGGACCCGGCAGCCTATGGCATCATCGGCGGAGAGTGAGGCAAACACACAGCCATATTTCAGCTCATCCCGGCAGGCCTTGCTGTACTCGGCAATCAACCGGTTGTTGGCTACCATCTGGGTCAGGGCTTCGGTGTTTTTGCCTACAAAACCGTCAAACATGCTGCGCGCAGCCAGCACATCCACGGTTTTCTGGCCCCAGTTGCAGCCGACCTCCAGCTTTTTGATGCCGCCGGGCAGCGCAATGCCGATGTTTACATCGTTCAGGGTGATGTGCCCCTCGTAGTATTTGTCTTTGGTCTCATTGTAGGGCTGGTGGTAGTTGAACACCTCGGCCAGCGTTGCCAGCTGCCGGTTTTCCTCCAGGGTCAGCCCTGTGATGATGCCAAAATGCAGGTCGGTCATCTTTGCTCCTTTTAGCCGATGCGCATCTTGCGTGTCGGGTCTCGTTTGCAGGTTTTTGCGCCCCAAAGGGCCAGGGCACAGGCTTCCACCGGCAGGCTGTTGTCGCCGCCAAAGCCGTACCCGCCGCCGATGGGCC